GCCGGCACCGATGACACCAGCTGAGCCGGCACCGATGACACCAGCTGAGCGGCTGATCGCAATGTCGGCTGAATACTACAAGCAGGCACTGGCGTGTGATCGTGTGGCAGAGCAGTTACTCGATCAGCTCATCACTGCTGACGATGGCGCTGCCCAGCTTGCCACGTCGCTTGAACTCAATCGTGTGCTCTTGAAGGGAGCCGCCTATAGGGATAAGGCACTTGAATGCCTGGGCGCCGTTTTTGACGCAATGCGTGAGGAACGCAAATCATGACTGAATCACGAATCATCAAATGCCCCCACTGTGGGAAACCTGCCCTCTGCAACAAAGTTGGCCTTTATTGCCCACACTGTAAGAACAACCGGAGGTGACATGTCGAAGCTCGAATGGGACGAGATCAAAGGTTGGTATGTCGTCGACGATGAGCCAAAAATTCCTATTGACACGAACCCTAATTACGACGACATTGTTCGCAAATCGATCGTCCGGGATTCCTGGAATCGACACGGAGAGGGGTTTGATTAGATGCCGGTTACCCCAGATTTAAGCGCGCCAGAAAACAGAGACTGGTGGGAATTTGTCAGGAAGACCTCTGAAGAGGTTAAAGCCTGGCCCGCTTGGATGAAAGGTGATTATAGTGGAAAAGGGTTGCGATAACTGTCGTCATTTCAATTCGCATGGAAGGCCCGTGTGTTCTAAACTTCTTTGCAGCAGGGATTACGAAACTGGTGAACTTTCTGGATGGGAGCCGAATGTGTGCGACATTGCCATTCTGCCCGAACATCAACGTATCGAATCCGCAATCTCAGAGGTCATCTATTCGCATGTCGACAGTCCAGTTGTCGCTGGGCAAATCATGCGTGACATTCGTAAAGCGATCTACAACTAAAAGGAGCGAGTATGAACACCATGACAAGTTTCAGCCTCTTCGCTATCGCTTACAGCAAGACCGTCGTTCAAGCTGATATCGGTCTTGTGCTCAGCGAGACTTTTGAAACCTCCTTGTTAGGTTTCCAGCTTGACTTGGACGAGCGGTGCGTGATCTTCAATATCTTCGAACTCAACATTGGCATTGGTTTTTAACTACGGACCCCTCCCCCGGAAAGGCGCTATTTGGCGCCTTTTTCATTTTTGCTATTGACACTCAAACAACATGAGCCATCATTATCTCAGGAGGCACCGATGAACGCTGAATATAGACACGCGCTTGAGGCGAACATTCGTGCTGAACGTAATCGTGGTCTTGTGTGCAAGTTCGCAATTATCGCACTGAGCTTGTCAGGTGTGATCGCTTGCTTGTATTCATTGGGCGTGATTTGTGTTGGGACGTTCTAACCGAAGCCTGAGGAGAGGCGCTCTATGCTATACATCCTACCAACCACCTATGATGACACACCTCTCAAAGGTTATCGTTACCAAACCAAATCTGGCCTGAACTTGTGCCAGGATTGCGTATGTGGCAATCGCTCGGCATGTGCCGACCCATACAGCGAAGATTGGTTCGTGATCGGGCATGAAAAATGCAGCAACTTCGTTTGCGATAACTGCGCGGAAAGGGGCATCGATGGCGAAATTTGATTTGGCGTTGCCATATCTTTTGTTAAGCGAGGGTGGTTTCAGCGATAACCCGCATGACGCCGGTGGTCCAACCAATCACGGTATCACCCTGCACCTGGCACAGCACTATGGGATCAACAGCGTCGAAGAACTCAGGACGATGTCGATGGACAAAGTTGCCGAAATTTACGAGACCGAGTTCTGGAGGTTTGACGGCATCACCAACCAGAGGGTTGCAACTAAACTGTTCGATATGGTTCCTAATTTCCGAGCTGGCAAAGCGATAGAAACTGCCCAACGTGAGATGGCGCTCGCTGGAACCAAACTCACGATTGACGGGCGTTATGGGCCAGCTACTGAGTCCGCAATCAACGCCTTTGGCGACCGCATGCTCGACATGCTGTGCGAGGGTTGTAAAAAACACTACCTAGCAATTGTTGCAAAGCAACCCGATCAGGTTGTATTTTTACGGGGTTGGTTAGCACGCGCAGCGAGAGTCCCCAGGTGATGGCATGAACTTTGATTGGAAGACAACAATCTCGGCGGTAGCCCCTATTCTGGGGACGGTCCTTGGTGGGCCCCTCGCCGGCACGGCTGTCAAAGCTTTGTCTGATCTGTTGCTCGGCAAGCCGGATGGTACATCAGAAGAAGTTCAGAAGGTCGTGGAAGCTGGGCTACCCCCTGAAACGTTGGTTAAGCTCAAAGAACTGGACAACCAATTTAAACTCTCCCTCGAAGCCGCGAAACTTGACATCGCAAAACTCGAAGCTCAGGTTGAACAATCCTATCTTGCTGACACCCAGAATGCCCGGTTGGCCAATGCTCAGAACAAAGGCACCTTCTGGATGGGAGTGTGTATACTCTGCACGTTTTTCGTCTTGATGGCATTGGTCCTTCTCGCTTGCTATAAGATTCTTACACGCGGGCTTTTGATTGCAGATCCTGGCACAGCAGCTGTTGTGTTTACCCTTGTGGGCACGATAGTTGGATATGTGGCTAGCAATGCTCAAACGGTTGTCAATTTCGAGTTCGGTTCTGCTCGGGGATCGGCGAAGAAGTCCGAAGATCTCGCCGCTGCTGTTCAACAGTTGGTTAAGAAATGAGCAGGTCCAGACGCAAGACCTCTATTTGTGCCAAATCTACTTGCCGATCTGAGAAAGAAGACAAGCAGATTTGGCACTCAAGAGAACGACACGCGATCAAGCAATCTTTGCACTGCGACCCAGAGGTAGAAATTTTGCCCGCACAGAAAGAAGTAAGCGATCCCTGGTCGATGGGTAAGGATGGAAAGCAATTCTTCGATTCGGTAAGGTTCCCAAAATACATGCGCAAGTAACTTCACTGACGGCGAAAGCCGTCTTTTTCTATTGGTGCCAAAATGCCTATTGCCGCCGGAACCATAATTTCAAGCCTGTCGTTACTTCTTCTGAGTATGATGGCATGGTTCCTGCTTGAGCTCTGGCGGGGAAACAAGGATACTCGTGAGCTGCTTTTGAAAATCTTCCAGGAACTCAAAGACGAGATGAACGAGATCAAGCTTGAAGAGCAGAAATTGCGCGATAAGCAAGAAATGCTCGCTAAGCAGTGTGACTGGCGACACTCCAGGAGCAGACGTGACGCAGCTTGAACTGTGGCGTATATTGTAGTTGTGAGATCGGTCCCTTAGCTAACACAGGAGGCGCTGCGTATGCCAGAGAAAATCAACCCGTTGACGAATCTGACTGACAAAGAGGAAATCTTTGTCGAGGAATATATTAAGCATGGCAACGCGTCGAAGGCGGCAGACGTTGCTGGGTATAAATGGTCCAATCGGGTTGGGCCAAGGACGCTTAAGAATTCTCGTGTCAAGGCTGCGATAGCAAACAAAAAACTTGACATGAAGGCCGATGCGGTCGAACGAATTGACAGCAATTGGGTGCTCAAGCAGGCTGTCGAAGTCTACAATCGTTCCATGGCCCGTAAGCCAGTTACAACACGTGACCCCAAGACGCGTAAAGAGATACCCCTTGTCGATGCTCAGGGTCGTCACGTCTGGAAGCATGACGCGTCTATTTCAATCAAGGCTCTGGATCTCATCGGCAAGCATGTTGAGATTCGAGCATTCAACAACGATGCCCAGGTGACGATCAAGAACCAATCCGACGAGATCGACTATTCTTTATACACGGATGACGAGCTAGAAGAGATCGCCAAACTGGAAGCATTGGTTGCTCGTGGCCGAAAGCGCACGAGTGTTGAAGACGCTGAAGATGAGGGAGAATAACGATAAATTACTATCGCATATCCAGGGGGCTAAAGCCGAGTTGGCTAAACGCTCCTTGGCTGAGTTTGTCAAGCAAAGTTGGCACGTCATTGAACCAACAACACCGTTGATCTGGAATTGGCATATCGAAGTCATATGCCAGCATGTGCAAGCATTATTAGAAGGTAGGCTGGGTAAAAACAACTTACTGGTTAATGTGCCACCCGGTTCAATGAAATCTACGATTATTAGCGTATGCGTTCCTCCGTGGATGTGGCTAAGGAACCCGTCCTGGCGGGGTCTGTTCATTTCAGGTAATGAATCGGTTGCCATTCGAGACAGTATTAAGTGTCGTGATATTCTAACTTCTGAGTGGTATCAGAATACCTTCAGACCTAGATGGACGTTCGCGAAAGATCAGAGGGCCAAGGGGAATTATAAAAATTCAGCGTCTGGATTTAGAAAATCCACCACTGCCGGAAGTAAAATAACTGGAGATCGTTCTGATGATATTTTCGTAGACGACCCGAACGACGCGCAGTCGGTAATGTCGCAGGTCAAACGGGACACTATCAATTTCTGGTGGGACAATGCAGCTGCGAACCGTCTCAATAATCTGATAACCGGAAAACGTTGCATAATACAACAGCGGCTCCACGAAGAAGATCTGACAGGCCACGTGTTAAGTAAAGACCCTGGTAATTGGGACGCTCTCGTGATACGCCAGGAATTCGAGGTTCCCAAAGAGACCGATCCTGATTTTTTGCCCACTAGTTTGGGGTGGCGAGACAATCGACTTTCGGGGGAGCTCATGTTTCCGGAGCGGTTTCCGGAAACAGTTTTGGCTGGGGAAAGACGCCGGTTAAGAGCGACTGGATATGCCGGGCAACATCAACAAAGGCCCGCGCCGGCTGAAGGAGCAATTTTCAAGCGAGAGGATTGGCGATGGTATCGACCACCCCAACCATGGGATACTCTGGACGATTCAGGCCGACGTATGCAGCTGCATGCACTCGGGATTAATCAAGTGCTTCAATCGTGGGACATTGCGATAGGCGGCAAACAATCGAACGACTATACAGCCTGTTGCACACTGGGTATTGCGCAGAATAAGTATTACATCCTAGATATCTGGACGGCTCAGTGTGAGTATCCGGAAGCCAAACGACAAGTACAGTTGTTGTATGACAAGTGGCGTCCCCACAGGGTGACGGTTGAAGGCGGTGGCGCTACTGGAGGCAAATCGATCATCCAGGAATTACGACGCGAAACTCGAATCCCATTCAAAGAAACTAAAACGAGTTCTGACAAAGTCATGCGGGCACGGTTGATTAGCCCAAACCAGGAATCGGGATTGTGTTATCTCCCGGAAGGTGAGCCGTGGGTTGCTGATTTCTACGAGTCTTGCTCCGTGTTTCCGGCTGGCAAACACGATGACGACGTCGACTCATTTATCATGGCGATGGAGGAGGCGACTACCCCGGGAAGCCGAAAACTGCAAATCACCGAGAGCCTGCTAAACAAGCTGGCACGTTAGTTGCGAGTGGCTGCACCTGGTAGTAATTTGATAAGATCGGGGGTCGATTGGGTTTCCAAGTGTTTAGCAACAATTGCTCAGCGGCATTGGCGTCGGCAATTGACGTATCGACCGACACCTTGACTTTGGCAAATGTCGTTGGCGCCTGGCCCGTCCCAAGTAATGGTGACTTCTTCAAGTTCACCCTTAGCGACGCAGCCGAAACCAAGTGGGAGATCTGCACCTGCTCAGCTAACGCGTCCGGGGTCCTATCTATTCAGCGCGCTCAGGAGGGAACCGTCGCCAGGGCTTGGCCGGCTGGGTCTGTTGTAGAGATTCGAGAGACAGCTGGGTTCTTTAATGAGCTCGCACTGAAACAATACTCGCAGGTTTTGTTGGGTGACAGCTTTGCGACAAACCAACCGTTTCAGTTGCAGAACGGTATAGCCCAACAGGTCACTTCATTGAGCGCGGACCCGACCGTAAACGGCATCATTCTTTCCTCGGGACACGCCGGCGACACAGTTCTATGCGCAATGACTGACGGGCCCGTATTCGAAACGCCTCTTGCGTTCAACTTTGTGGGCACGGCATTTCTAGGACAAGATGGTCGGCTCACGGCAATAATACCGTCAAGCGAAGCTGGGGACGTTTGGAGCTTGCAGGTGGCCCGCGTCTTGACATCAACAACGTTTGCATTTCAACCTGATTATGCAATTCAATTGGCATAAGGAGATCCTATGACCGCTGCGCAGAAATTTCTTCAACGCAATCCCTCTGGTTCAGGCTTGGCAGAAAACACAGCTAGCACCTCGGGAGGCGCTGGGAACGAAGGTAAAATCCCGGCCCTCGATCCTACCACGGGTTTGTTGAATATCAACATGATGCCCGTTGGCATTGGCCCTGAGGTTGACGCATCCGGTGTCTGCGGAGCCACTTCTTTGACGGCAGGAATGTACGTCAATTTTTACAACAATGGCGGGACCAAAACAGTTCAACCCGCCGACAACAGCGATGCAACCAAGCCGGCCCACGGCTTTGTGCTGGCTGGCTATTCTGTTGGTCAGACGGTGACAGTATATCTCCCCAGCCAGACTAACAATCTGATCCCGGTTGGATCGTTTGTAGCCGCCGACATCGGGAAACCCCTCTACCTTGGAACCTCTGGCGCTGCTACGCTTACTCGCCTGGCATCTGGCACTGGTAAATTGGATCAGCAGGTTGGAGAGGTCGACAGCGTTGGCGCTGCAGTGAGTTCCTGCTTTAAGCCCGAAGCTGGTATTGTCTTGGCTTAATTCAGCAGCACCAATGGAGGCGGTGGCATGACGGCTAAAAAGCCTCTAATTCGATACCCAAGCGGGCCGGGCTTCCAGGAAGCCCAGCTCGCATCTAGCGATTTATCCGATGGACCATCCCAACCATTGGATGCGACGTTAACGGCGTTAGCTGGGTTAGACACGGTTACGGGGCTCGTATATCAAACCGGCGCGGATACGTTCACCAAGGTCGCCGGCTCATACAGTGCCGGTGTCGTAGTGCTTCCAGGCATAACCGATAACGGTAATGGCACAGTCACACTAAACAATAATGGTGTTGTAAATCTGTACAGTTCTTCTGGGTCAGTTACGCCACTGAAGAGCTACCCCCTGACTGGTGGAACGTTTTCTCTAACTGACTTAACGACCAACTTTATATATGTCGATTACAATAGTGGGGCCCCAATATACGCTAGCACTGCAAATCGTGACTTGATTAACAGTCATTATTTGATGGATCGCACAGTAGTATACACGATTGAGCGCAATGGGCTCGCACTGAATATAACGGATTGGGATCAAACTGGCATTGGGCTCACCGAAAAAGCCCTCAACCGTCGATTCGATGTTGACGCCAGATACCAACGTTCACGGTCGGTAGGTGGCCTGGCTATTTCTGACACAGGCTCCAATACATTCGCCCTGTCGGCTGGACGAGTTTGGGACCCAATCAAATATTATGACCTCGGAGCAGTTGCGAGTGGAAGCGATACAGTGTGGCTGGCGTATCAGGACGCTAGCTTAGTATGGCACACCAGCGCGGTCACAACATACAACAACACTCAGTACAACGATGCGACAGGCCTCGTTATACTGAGCACGAATAAATACGCAGTCAACCACATCTGGCGGTTGGTATCTGCGACAACTAAGACGGTTTGGATTGTCCTCGGGAGGGGGGATTACAAACTCCTGGATGCCCAATCGGCGCCTACACCACCAGCACCGCCATTCGTGAGTCCGTTAGCGATATACTGTGGTCGGATCATCGTTCAAAAGAACGCCTCAACAGCTACTCAGATTGATTCAGCATTTACACAGAATTTGGGGTCCGCGCCGGTTCTCGTTCACAACGATTTAACAGGGCGTGATGCTGTTGATTGCCATCCAGTCGCCAGCATTACAGGTGCTGCTCCGGATATGTCTGCGATCACCAAAGAAGTGACTGGTTTTGCTGATCCAGGCGCAGTTGTGCTCAACTATGACCCAACTGCTCGGACGATACAACTCACCGGGACAGCAACGGCATATTGGCGTAATACACTGGTAAGCTCGCTCACGTCTGGGTGGGTGAGCAGTGCCCACACTAATACGACCGGGCATGTCTATTGGCTCTACTACGACGGAGCCAATTTCCTGTGGGCGACAGATTCGTTCCCAGGCTTCGATAAACTGCTGATCGCTATCGTGAATTTCGGGGCGTCTGACAAATATGCTATGCGAGAATGTCACGGTGTCATGCAGTGGCAGGTCCATGAGGAGTTTCACGACACGGTAGGGACCTATCGCGAGTCCGGTGGAGCGGTTGGGGGTTACACTCTTGCGTCGACGACGGCTACTGAGCGTAGGCCATCTGTGACCCAGACTGTGATCCAGGATGAGGATAACACAACTACACTCCCAGCTTTAGCTGACAATGGCCCATATACGCAGATATACTTAGCCTCCACTGGCACATCCACGTATGCGGTTGACGCGGCTGAAATCGTTCCAGTGTCAGGTAGCAATCCATATTACAATAGCTTTTCAAGCCCCAACTGGGCTCAAACGCTGATGCCCGCCAACTCTGTGGGCACAGTTTGGCTCATGGGCATCCCAGCAACGGCCAGCGCAACGAGTCAGAAATACAGGTTCCTGTGGATACAACCTCAATGGATCACTCAGGCTCAGAGCACTTCCCCTGCCAACCTGGCTACCGCACGAGCCACCGAGCTATTGCGATCGCCAAGTGAGTTAAACCTAGGCACATTTGCCAGTGAGGTGCCTGAGCATGTGATTTTTGCACGGTTGACGATTCAATACACGGGTGGTAATTGGACGATCGAGGCGGTAAATGTTGTAAATGGCACGCGATACTCTCAATTTGGATCGCCGTCTGGTAATTTTCTGTCTAGTGTCGCAGTTGCGAGTCCTCTGACTGGATCAGGTGTTCTCACAGATCCGCTTACAATCGCAGCTGCAACAGCATCCGTGCCTGGCTATATGACTTCGGCGCAAGCCGGCGTCATATCCCAGATCATAACAACCGCTGGGCAGACCTATACACTGCCGGCGACTAGTGCAACTCTGGCCAGGACTGACGCAGGTCAGACTTTCACCGGCACGGAAGTCTTTAATGGCGTTGTTCAAATCCTGGGCGGCGACACTAAAGGCGTCACCTTCCGTGGCAACATCCTTAATAGTGAAGAATACAACGGTGCGACGTTCATCGCTGTTAACTATCATGGTTACAACAATGGGGTCACACAGTTCCGTGATTTCCGAGTTTACGATGGCAAAGCGAATCAGCTCCTCTTCGTAGACGCCGCTAATGCGCGGGTCGAACTGACTGCGACAACAGGGCGTGCGCTCCAAGTGGATTCTACCACAGCAGCGACGACACCGACCAATGGCGCGGTTTATGTGGTCGGAGGAATCGGAACCTCAGATTACTTCTGTGGGAAGTATCGTTCGTCCGACGGCACGGCTGGCGCCACAGTCACATTAACCGGCGCGCCCAGCGCAATGACAATCAAAGACGGCATAATTACGTCGGCTTCCCCTGGCTCCGGTGGGGCATTGAACACCCGAGCGGAGGCGGCCCACACAACAGCGTTATTGGCCGCCAATGCGACCGAAACATTCACGTTGACTCTCAATAAACTCAGCGGGATCATTAAAATCGCGACGGATTACCCGGCTTGGATTAGAATCTATGGCACGGACGCAGCTAGGACGAGCGATAACAGCCGATTGATCAATACTGACCCAGCTGCAAATATTGCATTGTATATGGATGCTGCAACAAATTCTGCGCTGTCGTTAACAATCGTGCCGGTCAAGTTGTTCGCGAACATGGATTCACCAACGGCAAATACTGCCTATGTGTCAGTGCAAAATTTAGACGCTGTGAGCCGGGCGATAACGTTGACTGTAACTTACCTTGGTCTGGAGGCTTGATCTTGGCTACTTCCACTTTCACAGTCGCTCCGTCCAATAGCTCCGATGCCTACTTTAGAGGCTGGGGTGGCGCCTTGTCAACTGCAATTCAGGCCGTAGGTGTGACTAAGACAACCGACACCGGCCAGGTTAACTGGACAACAGCGACCGCGCCAGCCGCTATAAACACTAAAGCAGGTTACGAAATTTACAAGTTCACGGATACTTTGTCCGCAACATACCCGGTGTTCATTCGTATTGACTATGGCTCTGCTAGCTCGACAAACAACCCGGCGATCTGGATTACAGTGGGAACTGGTACAAACGGTGCCGGAACGATTACTGGAACCGTAATAGCGGCCACTCAGATAGGCACAGCCAGTTCATCTACCACCGCATACGTTTCGAGAGTTTCGGGTGACACCAATCGGTTGTCTTTTGTGACTTGGGACAATTTTGCCGGTGCCACATATTTGATCGGTGTCGGCATTGAACGCTCCAGAAACTACGCAGGGACTGAAACCGGGACCGGCGTGTTGTGTCTGTTCTTGAATGGCACGGGAGCCACCAAGATTTCGCAGTTCGGCACGTTTGGAGTGACCACCACGCAGTACGCGAATTGGAACACTAGCACGCCGCCGTCGGGAACAGGAGCGTTGGCGCCTGACACGAATTTCTATCCGGTTCGCGGTTGGCGTCCTGGTGAGACCTCGCCAAGTTTGAATTTTTTGAGCTTTATTTCTGGCGACGCCGCGTTCAACAGTTCTTACAGCGTGGTTTGCTTTGATGGCGTGACTCGCACATTTGTTACTCCGGTCAATTCCAATGCAGTGATCGCTGTCGGGTTCGGTGGAACAAACTACGCAATGATGAGGTATGATTGATGGCGTACCTGTGTTCATCCGATGCGCCGGTGACCGCGTTCACACGACCTACCGCCAAACAAGTCCAGGACGCGTTGGTGACGACAACCGCGGTTACTCGCCCATCATCCGGCGTGCTATGGCCACGTGACACCTGGCCAACTAGCGTGTCAATTATTTGGAGCACGTTGCAAACGGACGTGACTGTTGTCAATGGGCAGAATTACGTCATCGCTCGGCCTCTGATAACTAACAACCGGGTCCTCGAAATCAAAAAAGGTGGAATCGTGGCGGTGATATAATGGCGAATACGACTAGTTTAATTCTACCCTCCGATGGTGCTGGGCGAGCCTTGTTTGCCGTGCCCACACTGAGTGGGGACCAGACGTATGTTCTGCCCGTTGCGGGGCAAACGCTTGGGGCGTCCGACATGTTCCAAGCGCTTGTCAATGCTGAGGTTGCGGTTGGATCTGCGACGACTGCGACAGCCGCCAAGATGCATGTGTGCTCAGGCACGACGGCGAACTACGCGTTGACGTTGCCAGCGGCTGCAACCTGGACCGGCAAATTTATCGGCATTCGAATCTCTACGGCAATGACCAAATTGCTGACCGTCACAGCCAACGGAGGGGAGACAATTGACGGTGCAGCTACCCGTATTATGTGGGCAGGAGAGTCGGCCATCCTATACAGTGATGGCTCCAATGTGTTTAAAGTCGCTGGCAAATCAATCCCTCAGGTTTGTCATCTACAGCTCGGCGCAGATACCGCCGCTGTCACCGTCAACGTCGCGACTAAAGTCTCTTGTGGGACTTACGATAGCACTCGCAGCAATTACGCCGCCATGGGCGATACCGCTAACGGTAAAATAGTTATCGCTCGCCCGGGCATGTATAGTCTTTATATGAGCTGCGTGCTGGGTCGTGGTGACACCAGCGCTAGCGATGTCGCGTTAGTTCCAATGTTATCCGGAGCAAACACGGAGACGATGTACTCTAACAAAACGGCGAGCAACTGGGAGCAAGTGACGGTGCGATTGACTCCCAATCTAGCACTAAACGCAACTGTTGAGATGTATGTCTATTATAATACGGGTTCAGGTTTGTATGTCAGCTCCACCGGACTCGGAACGTTTATCTCAGCACAGGAGATTCTCACGTGGTGATCGATGGCTATCTCAAGCCTCTCTGGATCGATGATGGTTCCGGGAAGGTCCGTAATCCGGACATTAGTGATGCAGAGTTCGCAGCGGCCCTGTCGAAACAAAAAGACGATAATATCGCGGCCCTTTGGGAAGCCGCGACTAAATACCAGGAGACTTGGATCTCTGGTGCGGCGTATGGAGTTGTAACGCTAGGTGTCATACAACAGAAGCCAAAATGCCTAGCTGTGATGATGTGGATCAGCTCAATTTGGAATGGTCTGTATTATCCTCGCAAGGCGCAAGTGACTGAAGATTTCGATTCAGCGCTGTATGATTTTTCATCTTGCGGACCAATGCCGTATTCTGTTCCCGAACTCAACGCCGAAGTGTTTGGTAACTAATGACATTAAACGGTCGAAATGTCAACAGATCTGCTATCAATGGCTCCGGAAAACGCATTCCGTTGCTCGTAGATCTGGACTATTTGATCAAAGTCTTGGTTCGTGTCAGGAAAATAACGATACGAAACCGTGTTGCTGAGATTGTAGTGTCAACAATTAGGCGGGTCACAATCAAATTCAGAGACAGTCTGTTGCGGTTTTGAGGTCATAGATGCCCACATGTCAGCGATTTCAATCATTTGGTCCCAAAGATCCAGACGAAATCAACGTCATCTCATTTGATGTGGCGGAACTTCTGGGTTCGGAGGTCATTGATTCGTGCTTGTTCGATAGTGAGCTATATGGTGCAGGCACTGTGGATGCGAGCATGATCTTGGGATTACCCAGTGTATCCGGGACAATCGTTTCAACCCGCGTGCAGGGCGGGCACGATGGTTCAGTTTATCTAATTCGGTTGACGATCACCACCGCGAGTGCGTTGATCCTGATTTGCAGTGCTCTGTTGCCAGTGTCCCGGGGCGGCGCGGCGTAACCATCTGCCGTAAAATTGTGGGTTGAGGGCATATGCTGAAACGATTTTGGGACAAACTGAGTGGACGGCAGACAGCCCATAGGGCAGCGAGGTCCATTGAGCAAGATCTCGCTGAGATGCGGTTCGCTCAGTCACAGCGGATCTATGGTGCAATCGCTGACCACTTAGCTAGCTTGGATAGCGGCAAGCCTGAGCCCATCCAGTTTAAAATAGCTGCGTATGTCCCACCAGTGGGTGTCGCACCGGCTTCGCATGTCAAGGGCGCAACGCTTGCAATGGATGCTACGATCACCAATATGCAGGGCAGCAATGCACAATTCTTCAGTTTGCTAGGGTTCCCCGGTTTCCCTTTCTTAACTGAGCTTGCGCAGATCTCGGAGTATCGGGACATTTCTGAGCGCTCGGCTTCTGAGATGGTTCGCAAGTGGGTCAAGTTTAGATCTGTGGGTAACAAAGACCAGAGCGAAAAGATTCAGGCAATTGAAGCCTGCTTGCGCAAACACCACGTTCGCGATCTGTTTAGGCAGTGCGCTGTGTATGACGGCTTCTTTGGCCGCTCACAGCTCTTCGTCAATTTGGGAGACACCGAGGGTTCGGAACTAGCGACGCCGTTGATTTTGTCTCCGGCAAAGATCAAAAAGGGCTCGCTCAAATGCTTCAAGATCATTGAGCCGATCACCACTTATCCAGCGCAATACAACGCCTCTCGCCCTCTGCAACCGGATTATTACAAGCCGTCTTCTTGGTTCGTCTACGGGCAAGAAGTGCATTCTTCACGGTTATTGCTGTTTGAGTCTCGCCCTTTGCCTGATCTGCTGAAGCCGGTTTACAACTTTTCTGGTATAAGTCTTTCCCAACTAGCTCAGCCGTATGTTGACTATTGGCTCAACACTCGCGAATCTGTAGGCAAACTACTCCGCAATTTCTCGACAACGTCTTTGTCCACGGACCTCTCTGGGCTCATTGCCACCGGCGGGGATGAGCTGTTGAACCGTATTCGGTTATTCACTCAGACTCGTGACAATCAGGGCATTTTCCTGCTCGATTCGGGGATGGGGCAAAGCGGCGAACAACTTAGTCAGATCAACACCCCTCTGTCTGGGTTAGATAAACTCCAGGCGCAGGCGCAGGAGCACATGGCGGCTGTGGCCAAAACGCCCTTGTCGATACTCCTGGGCATCACGCCGACCGGCTTGAATGCGTCAAGCGACAGTGAAATTAGGATTTTCTATGACTACGTGTCAGATCAGCAGGAAGTGTTGTTTAGGAGGAACTTAGAAACAGTTGTAAAAATTATTCAACTTTCTGAGTTTGGAGAGATTGACGACGATGTCGTGTTTGATTTCGTTTCGCTGTATGCGATGACCGAAAAGGAGCTGAGCCTTATACGTAAGTCCAATGCCGAGAGCGATCAATTGCATGTGCAGCTCGGCGCGGTGAGCCCTGAAGAGGTTCGGCATCGGCTGGCAAATGACCCTGATTCAGGTTGGAACAATCTAGTCACATCCGAGGGGATTGAATGAAACTCAGATCCCCACAAGGGAGGGTGACGCTTGGCTCAATCCGGCCAAGCGCTGCTGTTAGCTCCTGGTATGATAGTTATTTAAAGAAGCTAATTGTTGAAATGCGGAAGGATGTTGAACAGGCTATCCTGGCGGAATACAGCAAGAACCCGTCCAAATCAAAACTGGATCATTTGATCAATGGGCTGAACAAAACGTGGGGCAAATTCTTCAATGCCAAAGCGGATGCGCTCGCGAGAGGTCTCGTTGTTCGCTCACTGCGCCACTACGACCAAGCGTTTAATGCCGAGCTCAAATCTGCAAAGATCCCCTCCAGGCCAATCCCGAAAAAGGAAATTTCTGCATTGGGTATGGATGCTTTGCCGAAACTAAATGCAATCAAATTCCAAATCACAGATAGATTGCAAGAAACAATCGATCGCGGTGTCCGAGACAACGTTGATTTGATCACGAGCGTCCCCACAGAATACCTCGATTCAGTTCGATCTCGCGTGCGAGAGGCTGTCGAAAAAGGACGCGATACTGAAGCCCTTGCGCGAGATCTACGTGAGCGATTCGACATAACGGCTCGCCGAGCTAGGACCATCGCAACTGACCAAAACAACAAAATCACGGCTCAGATCAACCAAACTAGGCAACGGGACCTTGGCATCACGCAGGCTGTTTGGATACACACGGCGGCCAGTTTGAATCCTCGTGAGTCACACGCTGAGTTCAACGGCGAGGTTTACGACGTCGAAGAAGGTGTGGATTTTGATGATGGTTTTGGTCCAGTCCTGCCTGGTGAAGCAATCAACTGTGGTTGTTTGAGTAGGTCAATAATACCTGGTTACGATGATGAGGAGTGAGTGAGATGGTCAATCAACTCGGTCGTTATCTCGACTCCTTGGCGCAGGACAGTGCTAGAACTGTGGACGCGCAGGGGTTCCTGCACGTCGCTATCAGCAATATCTCAAAAGCAACAGTCAATCCTTATTATGGGCGAGAGATCCCGAATTACGAGAGTTTCGGACTTGATCCTGATAAAGTTTATCAAGTGCTTCGTCCTGCCGACGAGTTGGAAAAAGCAGCTACAACGTTTAATAACCTCCCTCTTTTGAACAAGCACATTGGGATTTCAGCATTTGACCTTGAGAACCCTGACGTGCAGCGTCACATCGTGGGTAGCACTGGCTCGGAGGCTGTGTTTGACGCACCGTATCTGAAAAACAGCTTGGCAATTTATACGGCGAGCGCCATAGATGGTGTGATCAACGATTACCAACGTGAACTATCTTGCGCCTACAGGTATGATTATGATCCGACGCCTGGGGAGTTTGAGGGTAGGTCATATGATGGACGAATGCGCAACATTATCGGGAACCATGTCGCCCTCGTCCAGGAAGGCCGCGCTGGGCATGACGTGCTAGTGGAAGATGCGGCGCTCATTGGAGCTAAGCTCAAAATCTATAAGGCGTTGAAAATTGCGTTGGATTACAACCCCTATCACGATGAGCGCGGACGATTTACTGGCGGAGAGGGCGGATCGGGCGCAGATGTCAGCTCTGTCTCCATTGGTAACAAAGCGGCTGTCGCTAGGATGAGAGACGCCCATGCTGCTAGCGGAAGCAATGTGTTACGTGTCACTGACCACAAAGACATGCATCCATATAGTGGGGTCAAGAGCATTCGAATTAATCACGAGTTGCGCAACGACCGCACATCGGACCCATTGGTCAAAAAAATGGACAGTGTGTTGAACAGGACATCTTTGCCTGAGGCTATGACGACATATCGTGGGATTCCGGAACGTGTGGTTGAAACGACGTTTGGACAAGACGGACCCAGAATCGGTGATGTTTTCGGCGATAAAGGTTACGTGTCAACGAGCAAGAGCCGCGAGGTAGCTGAGGGGTTTTCGACAAAGTATATCATAGAGATCTCAATACCCAAGGGATCGAAAGGATATGACTATGAGCGGCCAGGGGCTAAGCCCAGCGACCCTGGGGAAAGAGAAGTGTTACTTCCTAGAGACTCGTCATTCAGGATTACTGGTGTGGAAAAGCAAAGAACGAAATTGAACGATCCAGTGACCGTCATCAAAGTGGAGAAGTTATGAGTGGCAAATACAATTGGGAGCACAACGAAATTGAGCTCGTCAAACGAGGCGGGAAAGGTGCGGCTGACATCGCCAAAAGAGAGGAGGTGAATCCAGAAGCAGGCAAGGAGAAATACGGCAATGTCGAATTTGCCGATCCAAAGAATAAGAAATACCCACTTGACACAGAAGCGCATGTTCGGGCGGCTTCTAGCTATTGGGGCATGCCGAAGAACAAAGCTATGTATTCCAAAGCTGACCAAGTGGCGATCACTAAACGAATTGAATCGGCGAAGAAGAGATTCAAGATTGGCGAATATGCCGAATAGCTTATGCCCACAGTGTTATAACTGCCCTTGAAAAGTAGCGTCTTGATTGGGTACATCGTAAATTTACGTGTGGAGGATTGCATGAAAAAACTAAACGTCCAGCAGATCGCGCTGAAAAGCGGATTGCTGGGATATCTTGGCGGCAAGCTAGCAGCCGACTCCGCGCTCGAATCGGGGGAGATGGCGACCCTGATCGAAGGTGTCACCAGTGAAAATTACCACGGCCTACGAGACGTTTTAGCTTCAACAATCAAGTCTGTCTTTACTCCCCGTCTCGCCAAAGACTCCAAACTCGACGATCTCGAAGAGCTCCTTGAGGAACTCGAAGAGGAAGGCGAAGAAGGCGAAGAACTCGAAGAAGAGGACATGGACGCTTACGATTGTGGGCCTCTGGAAAAGGCCTTGATGGATCTGGAGGTTCCCAAGGAAAAGATTGCCGAGCTAATGAAATTGGTTCCAGCTAAAGCCGACAAGGCGATGGACAAAGCTAAAGATGAAGACATCGATAGTTCCGAAAGTTCCGCTATGGACGAAGACGAACTCTCAAAAAAGGAGAAGAAAGCAATGCCCGAACCCCTCGATAACAAGCAGGCAATGGATGCCGCCATCCAGGCCAGCAAGTCTGAAATCGCTGCACTTTTCAAGGCTGCTGAAGAAGTTGCCCCCCTTGTGGGCAAAATCGACGCACTTGCCATGGACTCCGCCGCCTCCATTTACAAACTCGCACTTGATGCAGCTGGCGTGGATGTGACCGGCGTTGATCCTAGCGCGTTCCGCGCCATGGTCAAGCTCATCGAAACGCAGAAAGCCAGTGCCCCTGCTCAAATCACAGCAGACGCTGCGAGCGTGGACTCCTTTGCTGCCCGTTACAAGCACATTCCTTCCAAACTTTAAGGAGATAAAGACATGGCAGGTTTCCAGAAACAGGCAAATATTTACCTGGCACCTGGCGTGCCGGGGCAGTTTGCCAGCACAAACCCCTTCAGTGCGATTGTTGCCGGGCCCGGTGGTCTGGTGGCAGGTTTCCTTGGCTGCGTAGTTGGTAAATTCGCATGGATTACATATGCGATTGCCGGTGGCCCGGGTGTTGCTAACAGTTTTGGCGAAGGCGGCGTGGTACCTGACGGTTTCGTTGGCGCCGACATGCAGGCCTTGATCACCGATTTCCTCGGTTCAGATTCCATGGTGGTGCCTAGCGGTATCCCCGTGACGCTGTTCGATCGTGGCGATTTCTGGGCACAGAGCTTTGGTGAAGCGGCGATTGGTCAGAAAGCCTTCGCCAATCTCTTCACTGGCGACGTGCTCGCTGCAGCTTCCGGAGCTTTCCCGACAACCTCTTTCGGTTCCGCAGTTATTGCTGCGGCCACTTTGGTGGCTGGTTCTTATAGCATGAACGTCACGGCTGTGACTAGCGGCGTGCTGGCTGTTGGTCAGCTGGTCAGTGGTGCCGGCATCGCGCCTGGGACATTTATCGAGAGTCTCGGTAATGGATCTGGGTCCACCGGAACTTATAACCTCAGTCGCGCTGCTCAGGTTGCTGGAACCGCTGTCGCGATTGCTTGTGCTGTTCCCGCGGCGGTTGGTGGTGCGGTGGCCACGTGCTCTTGCTCCAGTGCTAGCCCCACGATGACCGTTACCACCTTGACCGCCGGTTCCTCCGTTGTAGCTGGCATGTTGGTGTCTGGCACGAATGTTCCCGCGGGCACTTACATTGCCGGCATTGTGAGTGGCGGCGGAGGCAATGGCAGCGTGATCACGCTGAGCGCCAATGCGAGCGATACTATCTCCGGCGCGTCGATCAAGTTCAGCAGCTGGGTTGAAACTCCGTTTGTGATCAAGTCTGCCGGCAATGTGGGTGATGTCATCAAAATTGGTGTGAAAAACTAAAGGAGCTTGAAACATGGCAAAGATTAACCCCCATATCCCGCTGCTCGCAGAGCACTACGGGATTGTTTTTCCCGGTGCAACGGACTACCTGCCCCGGTTTGGCATGGACGGCGCTCCCACAAATGCGCTCCAGTCTCCCCTTGTCACCCAGATGAACCAGGGTATTCCCGCGTTTCTAGTGACAATGATTGATCCCGAGGTGACTCGGATTCTCACCACTCCCCCCAAGGCTGCCGAGATTCTGGGTGAAGCCAAGAAGGGCGATTGGACGACTAAGGTTGATCTGTTCCCCGTGGTTGAGAGTGTCGGTGAGGTTTCCAGTTACGGCGATTTCAGCACTAATGGTATGGCTAATGCCAATATCAATTGGGTGTCCAGGCAGAGCTATCATTTTGAAGCCCAGACTCGATGGGGTGATCTCGAATTGGAGAATGCCGGCAAAGGCAAGATCGACCTGGCTGCTGAAAAGAACATTGCCTGTGCTCACCTGTTCGCCAAGGCCTTGAACAAGAGCTATTTCTTTGGCGTGGATGGTCTGGAAAACTACGGCCTGCTTAATGATCCCAGCCTCAGCCCCAGTTTGGCACCTACCAAGGCTTGGTCCGGCGCAACCGGCGTTGAGATTGTGGCCGATATCAATCGGCTGTATCAGCAGCTGCAGATCCAGATGCCCGACATGATCGAGCCGGATGCTGAGATGGTGCTGGCACTGTCTCCCAAGATCCTACCCTATCTCAGCGTGCCCATGCAGAATGTTTACGGCACTAGCTCTGTCAAGGCCTACCTGAAGGATCTGTTCCCCAACATGGAAGTCAAGACTGCAGCTGAATACAGCCTCGCCGCTGGTGAGCTCGTGCAGTTGATTGCCAAAAACGTGATGGGCCAGCAGACTGGTTTCTGCGCGTTTACTGAAAAGATGCGGGCCCACGCAATTGTCAGGATGAGCTCCTACACCGAACAGAAGAAGTCCGCCGGAACCTGGGGTGCCGTCATCAAACAGCCTGGTGCGATCGCCAGCATGATTGGGGTCTAAGTTAAATGGCTAACGAAACCGTCATCGTCGGGTGCAAATTGCCCAACGGCCTGATCCTCCAAGTAGGGGACAAGCGCGTGTGCCTTCGCGGTTCTGCTATTCCCAAACAACCCAATGCAAAAAATGCCGATTCTCGGGAATTTTTGTATGCCGACTCGATCAGCCTTGTTGACAGGGTTTTTTGGGAGGCATGGGTTGCTCAGGTTGGGACCGATTTCCGTCCACTCAAATCCGGCGCAATTTATGCTAGCAATAGCAAAACAGATGCCACTTCGAAGGCCAAAGAGACCGAGCGTCTCAAAACCGGATTTGAAGGCTACCAACCCAGAGTGGATGGATTGCAGGAAGTTAGTCGTTAATTAGGAGTTGTAAATGGCTGTTGCTGTGTTCAACCTCACGTTGTTTCGGGCTCGTTATCCCGAATTTGCCACGTTGGGTGACGACATAGTGACGGCCATTTTCTCTGAGTCTACACTCTATTGCAACAACACTGACAACTCAGTCATTGCTGATGTTAACGTGCGCTTGACGCTGCTCAACATGATGACCGCACATTTGTTGGCTATCAACTTCGGCGTGAACGGCCAGGCCCCTAGCTCCCTTGTGGGTAAACTATCCAACGTCAAAGAAGGTTCGGTCTCCGCAACTGTCGACTATGGGTCTCTGAGCCGTAATCAGCAGTGGTTTTGCCAGACTAAATATGGCGCGGCCTTTTGGCAAGCGTCTTTGCCTTATCGATCCGCACTCTATGTGCCTCCCCCGTCTCAGCCCGTTGTTTTCGTACCGAGGGCGTGATGGATATTGCGAGTTTTGGTGGAGGCGATGGTTTAGAACGTCATCTAAGCGACCTGATCGATAAGCTCGGCGGTGCAACGCAGGTGCACGTCGGCTTTCTTGAGGGCTCTAAAGCCGGTTGGCCAGGTCCTAGGCCTCGCCGAAAGGGTAAAAAGGTTACAGCCAAGGGCGAGGCTTCCATTGGCAACCAGCAACCTGCTCCAGAAGTGGCATACAATCTAGAGTATGGCACAAAGCACATGCCTCCACGACCCTTCTTCCGGAATATGATCGACAGACGATCGCCAACCTGGAGCAAGTTAATTGCAGCTGCGCTAAAGGCACAAAACTACCATTCAGATGCAGCTCTACAGATGGTTGGGTTGAAGATCAAAGAACAATTACAACAAGAAATACTTGAATTCACAAACCCAGATATCAAACAAGAGACTAAAGATCGGAAGGGATTCTCGGCGCCATTGATTGACTCTCACAACATGATCAATTCCATAGATTTCAGGATCGATTAATGGACCTGCACGCAATCGTAGCAAACGCAATCTCAGCCGTCAACCCCCGGATATGTTGCACTTTGCAACGTTCGGTTGGCTACTCAATTGACGAAGCTGGCGTGCAAATCCCGAAGTATGCGGTTTACCATGGCGAGGCTCAAGTCCAACCTTTGAGCAGCAAAGAGATCCAGCATTTGGAGCAGTTGAACATCAGCGGAATTCTTAAAAAAGCTTATCTCTGCGGAGAGATAAGCGGATTGGTGCGCATGGAAGGGCGAGGTGGTGACCTCTTAACCCTGGCTGATGGGACCAAGTGGTTAGTGGTTAGAGTGTTGGAAGCTTGGCCGGATTGGACAGCAGTTGCCCTGCAACGGCAGGTGAGCTGATGGCTAAAGTATCAGCTGGTGATCGTCAAGTCTTCGTGGCCATAAAGGCATGGCTTGAAGACACTCTTGAGTTAGATGTGTCGACACCAGTGATCCAGGGTGATATCAACCGTGTCGCTGAGCCGGTTGGACCGTTTATCCTGATGCGTCGTGTCAAAGAGAATCGATTAAATACAACCATTGAAGATTACACGGACACCCGCGCAAGTTTCCAGGGCTCAATTTCCGGAACATTGCTCACAACGTCATCGGTTTCTGGAACGATTGTGGAAGGGCAAACGGTCTTTGGAGTGGGCGTGCCCACAGGGGTGTTGATCAGCGCCGCCGGAGTTGACGTGAATCACTGGGTGCTGAGCAAAAACTGCGGGGTGATTACTACCGAGGTAATGCGTGCCGAGCTAGCCATAGAACGGTTCGAGCGTTCGGTAGAATGCTTGATCCAGCTGGATTTCTACGGAGACGACGCTGGCGATTACGCGCAAACTATCGCAGGGGTATTCAGATCATCAGAGGCGGCAGCCTTCCTGGACGAGTATGCTGTTTACCCCCTGTGGGAAGAAGACGCAATCTATGCACCGGTCGTCAACGGCGAGGAGCAATACGAGCAAAGATGGACAGTGCGGCTACACTTGCAGTATACTGCTGTGGTGGAAACGGTTGCCGAGTTTATGGATACGGCGCACATCGATCTGGTAGACGCTGACAAACTGTGAAAGGGTCTCAATGAGCACAATCCCTATCAATACAATCATCAACGTTGAGCCAAGCGTCCTGTCAGCAGGTGGGAATCCAGCTGCTATGGACGCCCTGGTGCTGACTAAAAACGTCGTTCTGACATCCGGCGGGGCTCCGAGTGTTTTCTATGACGCCGCATCGGTTGCTGTCATTTTCACAGCAGGATCTGACGAGGCAAAGATCGCCGATCAATATTTTGCCGCATTCGACACTGCTACACAGAAACCCAAGAAGCTGTTGTTCTTTCGACCGGTCACAGTTGCTGGCGCCATGGATGCGGTGACAGCGTTGACCACTGATTTTTTCAGCGTGCTGACAGCATTTGTGGCTACTAGCCAGGAGATGGAAGATCTGTCGGATTGGTTCGGAACATGCGATGGTAAGTTCGCCTTTATCTGTGCTGATGCGGATGCAACTGCTGCGCAGAATCCTGGCACCTTTGCTGGCCTTGGGAAATACCTGGTGACGAATACCATCAGCGGCGTGGCGCTTGTGCGCAACATGCTGGAGGCTGCGTTTGTTGCCGGATCGATTGCCGCTACCGACTACGCTCGTAAAAATGGCCGTATCACACTGGCGTTTAAATCAGCCAGTAGTTTAGCCGCCAGCGTCAGTGATGCAACCTCTGCCGCAAATCTGCTGGCAAACGGTTACAACTACTACGGCGCGTATGCCACTGCCGCCACTCCGTTCAACATTTTTTATAACGGACAGATCTCCGGAGATTCCAAGTGGATCGATAGCTACGCCGGGGCGGCCTGGCTTAATAGGTCGCTTGAGTTGGCAATCGCGAGCTTGTTTGTCCAGATGAATGCTGTCCCATATACTAACTATGGATATTCGCTCATCAAGGCGGCCTGCCAGGACTCCATTGACGCAGCACTTAACGCTGGGGTGATCGTGCCTGGTGTGATATTGAGCAATGCCCAGAAGGCAGAGATTAATGCAATGGCCGGCCTGCCTATTGACAGCCAAGTCCAACGTAAGGGCTATTACTTGCAGATCCTCGATCCTGGTGTAGCAGTTCGTGCGCTGCGTGGTTCACCAGTGTGCACACTGTGGTATGCCGACGGCGGCTCTGTCCAGAAACTCACGCTTGCTTCAATTTCGATTCAGTAAGGAGAGTTAAATGGCTCGTTCAATTACCTCGACAGACGCCGTATTCACACTCACAATCCCTGGGCTTTACGATGTGCCACAGGTGATCCAGGGTTACGCAACCGATGAAATGTTCGATCTCGATGCAATCGCAAAAGTCGAAACTCAATTCGGCATTGACGGAAAGCTGAGTCAAGGCTACGTGCGACACCCGCGCAAGATGAAGATCAAGGTGGCCGCTGACAGCGCAAGCCAGCAGGTTTTCGACGACTGGGCGGCTGCCATGGATCTTACGCTGGCGGCTATCCCCTGCCAGGGCTTCATCGTGATGCTGTCGAATGGCACGGAATACAGCCTCAAAAATGGCGCCCTCACTAGCTATCGTGATATGCCCGACGCGAAGAAGGTGTTGCAGCCACAGCAATACGAGATTACGTGGGAGAGCGTTGTTAAGTCGCAGAATGCCGCTTAATAAGGAGCAACGGTGAGAAAAACTAAACTTGTCACGATCGAAGCCTCAAACCGGGATCAGGGAAAAACTTACCTTCTCACGGAGATGGCCGCGTCGCAAGCCGAGAAGTGGGCGGCCAGGGCGTTTCTCGCCCTGGCTAAATCGGGCATTGAGATCCCCGACGAAGCTGCCAACGCTGGCATGGCTGGAATTGCAACGGCTGGCCTCCAAGCTCTGGGTGGAATTCAATGGGAATTGGCAGAGCCTCTTCTCGATGAGATGTTCAAATGCGTCAAAATCAAGATGCCTCTCGCCACTCGCGAGTTAATTGAGGATGACATTGAAGAGGTGTCAACGCGGCTGTTTCTGCGTAAAGAGCTCTTGGAATTGCATTTGGGTTTTTCGCTGACCGAGAGCCGCTCGGAATCGGCTCCGGTTTCGGAGATTCCAATGCAGACCTCGCCGATTACAAAAATGTTTCCCGCCTCATAGGTGTCCTGGTGAGCCATAAGGCCGCGACACTGAATGAGTTGCAGACAACCTATAGTCTAGAAGACGCGTATGATCTGCTTGAGATTCTATTGATCGATGCCCACAATGAGCGAGTGTCGGCACCAAAGGAAGATTACTGATGGCAACCGTTATCGATAGCTTGCTAGTGACACTTGGACTCGACGCCTCTGGGTTATCTAGGGGCAAGGAAGAGTCCAAGCACTCGCTTGACGAGCTGCGGGTCAAAGTTGACGAAGTGGGAAAGCATCTGAGCTCATTGAAAGCTCAGTCAATGGCTACAGCGGCTGACGTAAAAAACGGTGTCCCAGAGGCGGCCACATCATACCATAAATTGCAATCCGAAATTAGCAAAGTCACTGAAGAAGAACGCAAACTTCAAGGGCAAATCAAACACGTCACCGCTGAATTTGCCGAGCAAGGTAATAAAGTCAAAGAAGTTTTCAGCGAGTCCAAAAAAGTCCTAATGGAATTGGTCGGACTCGCCGGCCTTGGCCTAGCTGTGGGCAAATTTGTCGGGTTCATCGAGAAGACCACGGAAGCGGCTGTGGTTGTTTCTCGTCTATCCAAAGAAGCCCACATCGGAGTTGAAGAAGTTCAAGCATGGCAAAGCGTCGTCGCTAAATTTGGAGGATCCGCAGAAGGCGTTGCCAGCTCTATTGAGCATCTGGGAATGCGGATGTCGATGCTTGGCACCAAGCTGCACGGCGCTAAAAGGGTGACGATGGCTTTGGCTCAAATCGGGATTAGTGAGATTCAGGTCAAAGGCAAGGAAACTGGGCAGGTCTTAGAGATAATTTCGGATAAACTGAAGGGCATGGAGTTTTACAAAGCTCGCAAAATGACGTCCCTGCTTGGCATTGACGACCCTGGGTTGATCAGGGCTATGGTGCAAGGGGGTGACGAGCTACAGAAGGCGCTATCGAGTGCAAAAAAGAACGCCTTGAATGAAGAAGACATCGAGGCAATGCATCGCTACCACGAGTCTCAGATTGCGATAAGCAAATCGTTTAGCAACATCAAGAAGCATGTAGTTGCTGATTTGATGCCAGCTTTGGAGTTGCTCACAAAGCTAGTTGAAAAAGGCGCTAAATTTTTAAAGGACAACCGAAAAACAATCGAAGCGGGCATACTCGCAATCGGAGCTGTCACCCTGTGGCTAGGTCGAGCTACACTCGCCACCGGAATCAAAATGGCTTCGGGTTGGTTGATTGCTCAGGCTCCGCTGATCCCATACTATCTAGCAATAGCTGCAATAGTGACAATACTCACATATCTAATTGTAAAATTCCGAGAATGGCGAGAAGGCGGAGAGTCCGCGTTTAGCCCACTTTTTGCCTACTTGCAGCAAGGCTTCACTCAGTTGATGGGTATGGTTGAGGATGTAGGCGCCATCTTCAAGGACGTGTGGGATTTCATTGTTGGCGTCGTCACAGGTGACGACGATAAAATCCTAAAAGCGCTCGGCAATTTGTGGGAACATGTGGTGGACCTGCTTGATATAGCTGTCGGCTGGATGGAATACCGTTTTTGGGTCCTATACTACACAATTGAAAAAATCATCAAGAAAATTCCAGGCATGATGAAAGAAAATTTGACGAAAGGCTTGGGCGATGTCTTCGGAAACCTACTTCGTAATCCACTACTCCGCTTCAACCCTGTCACTGGTCCAGTAATGGGTACGATTGGCGCGACCAGATCACTCATGAAAGGCGCTTCAAACGAGGGTGGGCCAACTAGTGTAGATAACAGTAAAACCGCCACAACAACGATCAACGGACCCGTCACAATTCAAACTCAAGCCACAAATGCGCCCGATCTAGCCAAAGATCTGTCCTGGGGAACGTTCCAGATAGCCGGGGGGTTCAATTAATGCAAAGTTTAGAATGGGGTATTTATGATCTAAATGGGAATCTAGTCTTCAATGCGGACTCAATCTCGGAAGTCAAGTATGCTGTGAAGACCAAGGTGTCAAATTTCCCTGTCGAGAAAGGGACATTTGCTACCTACAACAAAGTCCAGGAACCCGACTCAGTCAAACTCAAACTTCTGGCCAGCGGTGCAGCAAAAGTATCCCCACTGATCGCAAAGCTCAAGCAAGAGACCGTTTCACCGAACTTGTATAATATCGTTACGCCATTAAACATATACGCGAACATGACGTTGGAAAACTTCAACTACTCGCAAACTTCAACAAAAGGTCTTGAGCTTCTATCAATTGATGCGAGCTTCCTGGAGGTTCGAGAAGTTAACCCAACGTTCACAAATGTCAAGATCCCGGCTCCTAAAAAAGCAACCGCAAAGTCTAAAGAGACTGAGGGCAAGAAGCAAACAAGTAACCCTAGGAAGACTGAATTACTCAAGGGGACTCTTAAAAATGCTGACGCAGCCGCTCATCGGCTCGTTTATGGTGATTGATGATATATTGTGATTTGGCTATTAACGGTGTTCCCACATGGGTGGGGGTGCCATGTTTAACCAACGTGTTGATTGGTAGTCAGCCGTATCTACCTTTTCGCGGCCTACTGATATTCAATTGCACATATGGGATGACAGATCCAGATTACACAGGATTCGGGGATGATGGGCGGTTCGAACTATTGTTTACTCCGGATGCTGAAAATTGGGAGACGATTCCACTCAAGGCTATCCCATCGCAACAGTTTGACATCGACCTCAATGGACAAAACTGCACGCTATCTATCTATCAGAAAGACTCGTTTGACATAGGTGCCTGATGGCCGGTTCGTTCACCAAAAAGCGTATACAAGTCAACATTTCGTTGGCAAGCGGCACATTTGATGGATCGAACAATACGATCCAGTTGCAGGGTTTGCGTGTCGAGTGCCATGTTAAAAAGGGCGGGCATCCAAGCAAAAATGAATGCAAGCTCAAGGTATACGGCCTATCGGACGCAGACATGAACAAGCTCACCACCATGCCATCCAAAGACAAGAACGCGCTAGTAGTGCACAAGTCGATAGTGCAAGTGCTGGCCGGAGACAGTGATGGCATGGCTGTGGTTTTCTCGGGCAACATTGTTTCGGCATTCGCTGCCTATCAGTCCCCACCCAACCTGGCGTTTGAGGTCACAGCGATGGAGGGTTATTACCCATCTATTGCACCCAGCAAACCAAAGTCTTTTAAAGGTGTGACGCAGGTCAGCACTATTCTGAAAACCCTTGCCGGCGAGATGGGTTATAGTTACGAGGATGGCGGAGTGGATGCCACACTCAACAGCCCCATTCTGGAGGGTAGTGCGTGGGCGCAGGCGTCTGAGGTAGCAGACAGCTGCGATTTGGAGTTTGGCGCAGATGACGGAGTTATGTTCGCGGCACCTCGACACGGGGTCCGTTCCGGGTATGTGCCTCTGATTTCCCCAGACAGTGGATTGAGGGAGTATCCTGTGTTTGATAAGGAAGGGTTGAGATTCTCATGTCTCTATAACCCAGCTTTGAGACTAGGGGGCGCCGTGTCAGTCAAATCAGCGGTTAAAGTCGCATGCGGGACGTGGCGCATCCATGGTCTAGACCATCAGTTGGAGTCAGAAAATCCCAATGGCAAATGGTTTTCAGATGTTCGCGCCACTTGGATCGGCTCATGAGCGACGCGGTTTATTCCAAGCGCAAAGTTTCAACCGAGAACACTGGATTTAACCAGCTGTCGTTTGTTGTCAAACAACACCTCAACAAGATGCGAACAGCAACTTTAGTCAAAGTTGTGGGCGTCACGCCTAACGGTGACGGCACGGGCTTTTTGGATGTCCTACCCCTGGTCAATTCTGTGGGCAGTGATGGAGCGATTATCGAGAATGTGCCGATTTATGACGTGCCTTATTTACGACTCTCTGGCGGTCCGAATGTCGTGATTTGTGACCCCGCCGTTGGTGATGTTGGTTTTTGTGTGTTTGCTGACTCAGATGTTTCAAGTGTTATGGGCCAAATTGGACCAGCCACAGCGCCATCAGAGCGCAAATTCTCGCCGTCCGACGCACTCTATGTGGGCACATGTCTACCTGTCACAGCGCCACAACGATACATCAAAATCAGTGACGCCGGTGTTCAGATTTTCGCACCCGAAGACATGGCCATCAACGCTCCTGCGATTGCGACCGATGCAGCTCTGAAAATTGCCGGCAAACAGGTGGTTGGTGCGCAGCAATCCGCTGTGAGTTTTACTGCCGGTGGGCCCAACCCAGATCCGAACTCTCAATCGGCGATCCAAGGAATCATCAATGTATTGAAAGCACACGGGTTGACGGCATGAACACACTAAAACTTGACATCAATTGGGATCTAACTCTGGACTCGTCCAGAAACATAGCCGTCCTAACTGGCGGGGCAGCACTTGCTCAGGATGTTGCATCCGCCATCTCACTGTTTTCAGGCGAGCTATACTATAACACAAGCCAGGGAGTGCCATGGTTCGGTGACGTGTTGGGGCGGTCGTATAGCAAACGTCTGATCGAGACACTCCTGGAGAGAGCGGCATTGACAGTGCCCACAGTTGTGTCTGCGCAAGCCGTTGTTTCGGGCTTCTCGGGGCGCACTGTTACTGGGGAAGTCCGGTTCATTGATAGCACGGGTGCTGAAAACGGAGTATCTTTCTAGGGATGAGGTTGTATGCCAACTAGCGTTCCATCCCCGACCCTCGGGCCAACAGGTTATTCGATCCCCAGTGACGCAGATATTCTGACAGGCGTGTTGGCCGATATCAATTCAGCATTTGGTGGCAACCTCAATACTGATTTAAGCACCCCACAAGGTCAACTTGCTACATCTATAACTGCTATAATCTCTAATTGTTATGCTCAATTTTTGGCACTGGTGTCTCAATTCGATCCAATTTACGCACAGGGTCGCATGCAGGACGCGATAGGTGCACTGTATTCAATAACGCGATTTCCAGCGACATCAACTACTATCAGTGCTCGATGCAATGGCTCGCAGGGCACGGTCATCCCCGCAAGTATAGCACTATTGGTGGATGCCGCTGGTAACAAATATCAGACGGTGGGTGGAGTGATAACCTCGGCGGGGTATGTCGATTTGGAATTCACAAATCAGACAGCCGGAGCACTTGCGTATGAGGCACCAATCACAATCTACCAATCGGTCGCGGGCCTGTCATCAGTGTCGAACGTCAGTTTAATCTCCACTGGGACTGATGTCGAAACCCAGCAAGCATTCGAATATCGCAGGCAGGCACTCTTGGCGGTTAAATCCGATGGAATGATCGCATCAATGAGAGCTGCAATCCTGTCGATCGCCCCGTCATTGGCTTGCGCAATAGCCGAGAACCCCTCCGACTCACCGGCCACAATCCGTGGTGTCTCGCTGCCAGCAAATTCGATCTATATCTCAGTGGGTGTGATTGACGGGGTGATCGATCAAGCGCTGGGATTTCAGATATCTCAAGCAATTTATTCCAAAAAGGTGCCCGGGACGCCATACGCTGTCGCAACTGGTCCCTATTATGCAACCGATTCGACGTTACCCGATCCTAAACCCACATACCCCGTGGGGTTTGTCGAACCAACTAAAACGTCAATCAATTTTGTAGTTAGTTTAGTTGCAGCCTCAAATCCGCCTGGGGATGCGGCGTTGTTGGTTCAACAGGCGATTCGCAAGGCGTTTACTGGGGAAGATGGTGGGTTCGTTGACGTCGCAATTGATTCCCTGATCGGCGGCACAATTTACTCAAGTCAATTTTACCCGGCAGTCACTGCAGCTTTGCCCACAGTGGGTGTGGCTTCGATTGCAATTGGGTTATCCATTTCGCCATCTGACTATGTGCTAGAGCTGAATTTGGACCAGATTCCTGTCCTGGGCAGCATTTCAGTAGTGGCAATATGATCGATCTCGCCTCGACAGTAATTGCCCAGTATTCGAATTCCCCAGTATTGTTGTCAATGTTGGGATCGATCAATTCGGCCTTGGACAGCGATGCTGAGACAGCTGATTTTTACAACAAAGTTTTCAACATCGCGACTGCCCAGGGTTACGGTCTTGATGTGTGGGGACGCATACTCAGGGTATCACGCAAACTATTGTTACCACAACTCAAGAGTCAATACTTTGGGTTTTCAGAAGCCAATGGCTGGCAACCGTGGGGGCAGGCCCAATTCTGGGATGGTTGCGGACAATATTCGATTTACACGTTGGGCGACACCGAGTATCGTAGATTATTGATGGTTAAGGCCCATAACAACATCAGCAACTTGTCAATTGAAAACATGAATTTTGTCTTGAATGCTCTATTTGGTGACACTACAAAATGTTATGTTCAAGACAATCTAGACATGACCATCTATTTGGTGTTCGAAACCCCATTGACGTTGATACAGGCGTCAATTCTAGTCCAATCAGATTTGTTACCTAGACCAATGGGTATCAAAAGTTACATTGTCGATGGTATCGGAACTACCCCCCTGCAAATTCAATACCGTGAGGTTATACCGTGACTCTATCTAATCCCGACAGCCGGTTGATTCAACTGCCGTGGCGCGGTAGAAATGGGGTGAACGCAGGCTTGTTAAATGTTGTCCCCGTGGACGCGGTGGGTAGCGGTAATTCGGCATCGTTTGCGGATGGCTTCCCTATCCAGACGATGGTTTCACCAGATTTGGGTGGTGTTCCCCCAAGTGGAGCGGATATCAATGGGTTGCTTAACCAGTTGACGGCATTGATGTTGTGGGATAACGCTGGCGGGCAATGGCGCTACAATGCCGCGTTAGCTGCAGCTATTGGCGGTTATCCGATTGGCGCTACTCTGCAGCTGTCTGACAATGCAACGACAGTGCTTTGCACAAGCGCGGGTAATCTTAACGACCCAAACAGCAATCTCAATGGATGGCAGCTCGTTGGCAACGCGGCCCTGATCGATTCGACGCTCGCCAACGGTGACGCCCTTGTGCGCGTATTGCAGCCGTTTACTGGGGCAATCGCCAGGACTCAGCATCAAAAGAACATTGACGCGCTCAATGCCCTGGATTTTTGCGTGGGGGATGGTGGCACTGATGACACTGCGGCAATGCAGCATTTGCTTAACACGGGGCGAGATGTCGATCTGAGCTACGGCGTCTACAAATGCGGCGCATTGTTCATGGCAGCCGACAACCAAAAGATCTTCAGCCATAGAGGTGGCACAATTATTGCTACATCCAGCGCCATACAGCAGATAACGGTGGCTGGGGATAGTCAGCGGATCTCTGGGATCAGGTTTAAGGGCGTCGCCACAACATCAAATCCAACGCTGTATTTCGCCATCTACACCTCTGCTACGCCAGCGACAAACATCACCATTGACAACTGCTATTTCACGGGGACAGACGCATCACATGGCTGGAACAATGGTATAAAACTGGCAATCGACTGTCACGGTGCGATGATCTTCCACAACCGCATCGACAGTTTGTGGGGATCAGCTGACGGTGGTTATGCCATATTGGTGTCCGACTCCGACCATTGTTTAATTCATCAAAATATCATCATCGGGGACTCTGCGACACAACTAAGAGGCCGTCACGGAGTCTATTTGTCTGCTGGCGCTCAATACAACTCGGTCACGAACAACTTCATATACGGGACGTATGAAGCGGGGATTACCCACTTTTCCCAAAATACACAGGACGTTTGCGACAGCAATTTGATTGCTGAGAATTATGTAATCCGGTGCTCTAGGGCTGCAAATTTTGCGGGTGGTGGCATCACAATCGGAGGTAAATCAACAAGATGCATGTGCCTCAACAATATCGTCCTTGAAAGTCCAGCTAAGGGTATCACCCTCGACGCCACTAACTATGGCACGAGTGTCGCTCCAATCGCGTATGGCAACGTCGTGCGTGGTAACAAGGTCTACAATTCCGGGTCGTTCGGGATCACGATGATCAATCAAGACTCATTTGTGATCGCTGATAACGACATCCGAGACTCTAGTGTTGGATATCCTGGCACATATCCACACATTGGCTTAGACAACATTGTGGGTGGATTTGGATGTCAAAACGGTTACGTCGGAAACAATCAATGTAACGTCTCTGTAACGGCCAGAAGCTCATTTCAGTGCAACGCGGCCTATGCGGCTGTTAACATTACAGTTGTGGGCAATAAGTTCCCTGTCTGCAACCTCACGGACATTGAGCTCAACGGATCGATCATTCCGGTCGATGGCAAACTGTGGAGCGTGACATCCTGGGCTCCTGGGACCGTCAACAATGGGGCGTCCGCAAACACAACGGTCAGTGTTCCGGGCGCTGTGCTCAACGATTTAGTTGAAGTCACGTTACGCGGTGGCGCTGGTGAAATGGTGGCCGGCCTGTTTGCGACCGGATTTGTTGCCAGCACTGGCAACGTCACGGTGACCCTCGGCAACCTATCTGGTGGCAATCTAGCAGTGGCCAACACAGTTTTGACAGTGGCAGTGAGCAAACGTCAGCAGGTGTAAACGATAAAAGCCCACTTTCGCGGGCTTTTTAATGCACCAAGCAGAGCTATTTGTGCTTCCGTGCAGCTTCACGCATCTTCACCAGATCGTCGAGCGAGTATTTGGTACTGTTGGCTAGCATCCGGCCAATTTCTTCAGGAGTGGCTTCGCGACCTTCGTTGACAGTTTTTGCAGCGAGTGATTCCGGGCTGTTGGGATCGGCAGCAGATTTGATGGTTTCAGCCGCTTCAGTCTGATGGATCTGCTCAACTTGCAGCGCCATGATCCCGCGAACTACACAATAAGCACCACCAGAGAAGCCGATGAGCAAGCTAGCTGTTGCAACAAGAATGAACTGGGTTGTGGTCTTCATTTAGTCCTCGCAGCCATAAAGGCTTTATGCAGCGATTTTACTTTCTTGGTGGTCGCATTTGGGATCACACCATTGTATTTGCTATAATCAAACGGCTCGTTCGAACTCATATCGCAATTGAACCCACTCCTTGAAAGAAGCAAGACAATTGCCTCTCTTGATAGACTCGTAGGCTTATCAAAGAGCATCATTTTTTGAGGAAAAGTGTTGCAAAACCCTGTGGCGAAATCGGTATTGTTCCAGTCGCCTGTGTTGCTGTCGCCTGTGTTCCAGTCGCCTGTGTTCCTGTGGCCTGTGTTCCTGTAGCCTGTGTTGCTGTGGCCTGTGTTGCTGTGGCCGGTGTTCCTGTCGCCTGTGTTGCTGTCGCCTGTGTTCCTGTGGCCTGTGTTGCTGTAGCCTGTGTTGC